AGCTCGGCGTGCGCCAGGCCGAGGATGGCCTTGCGGCGGCCATCGACGGAGCCCGAGCTCATGCCGACGTCGCGCTCGCCGTGCGTCTCGAGCAGTGCGACGAGGGCCGCCGCCGGATCGATCTCGCCGCGGGCATTGCGGAAGGAGAACACATCGCGCTCGAGGCGCTCGAGGACCTCGCCCTGCAGGAGCGCGGCGCGCCGGCGCTGCTCGCCTTCGGCAGCCAGGCGCTGCGCCGTCGCTTCCTGCGCCCGCCGGCGGGCCTCGGCATCGCCGTACTGCAGCGTGAACTGGCGCCGGTAGCGCTCGTAGATCTCGTAGAGCTCGTCGGCGTAGTCGCGCGAGATCTGCTGCTGGGAAACGGCGCTTTCCACACAATGACGAATGCTCATGGTTCGTAGGCTCCCCAGCCGGTCCATTCGAGGTGGCGCTCAGCGATGAAGTCCTCGTAGTCCTCGCGCTCGTAGGTGCTGAGCGTCACGGGCTTGCCGGTCTTTTCGTCCCAGGACTTCTCGATCTCGACTTCGGTGTGGCAGCTATAGTTGCGGGCTCGATATTGCACCTCTACTTTCTGTCCGCTCGCCCGCTCGAAGGTGTGCCAGTGGGTGCTCATAGCTTGCAGGCCTCGACAAGTTTGGCGCCGTCGGCGTCGGCCTCGGCGCGCGCGAGCTCGGGCCTCACGATGGCCTGGCCGTCGCGCGCCACGATCGTGATCAGCGCGTCGTCGAAAACCACGATGTTGCGGGTGCCGCTCCCGTCCGAGCCGCGCGACAGCTGATCGGGATAGATGATGCCCCGCACTCCCTTTTTCTGAAGGTATAGCGCCGCATCCTGCTTCAGATTATCGCCCACAGTCTCGACCCCTGGGAGCGCTTCTTCCGATGCCCACTTTTGCAAGATTTGATACAGCTCTTTTCCGGTAAGCACGTCGAGCTCGGGGTTAAAGCCCGCCTCGTCGAGAAGCTCCTCTAGATTGGCTCGAAGCTCAGGCTCAATGCCTGCAAGCAGCGCACGTCCTGCTGCATCATCGCCGATGGGGATGTCCCAGCTTAAAAGGTGCTCCTGCTCCGCGTCGATTGACACCTCGTAGAGGTGCCCCCGCCGATCGACGGCCGCGCGCTGCTCAGGCGACAGGAACGTGCGCGGGTTGCGCTGCCGGTTCATGTCAATCTCTTCGAGGCGCTCAAGCTCCGCGCCGATCTCGTCGAGCCGCTTCTTGTAGCGCGAATTTCTTCTCCGTGAGCGCTGCCGACCGGTCGAGATAATCCCGCAGGATCTCCTTCGGCCAGTACGCCGTATAGCGAGACTGTTGGGCCGCCAGCGCGTCCCGATAGTGGCGCGCGACCTTCTCGTTCTCGGCGAAGTAGAGGCCGTACCCATAGGCTTGCGCACCCTCGCCGGCGCCAACGTGCTCGAGAGAGAAGCGATCGAACAGGTGCGGCGAGCCGTGGAACGCGCGGATCGCGAAGAGCGGAATGCCCATCACCTTGGCGCCGCCCGGCAGCGTCACCTCGCGCGGCGTGCGCATGGCGATCTCGCCGCTCTCCATGCGGCGGAACACGGCGTCGGCGGTATCGAAGCCGTGGCCCTTGAGCACGTTGCGCACGCCCTCGAAGAACTCGAGGATCCGCTGGATCACGCCGTCGATCGCGGCGCCATAGCGCCGGCCGGCCATGTAGCCTTCGGCGAGCCGCGCGACGAGCTCCTCCTCCATGAGCGACTGGCGGCGCGCCTCGGAGAACAGACCCGCTCGCTCGAGCGAGGCCTCCGGCGCGTTCGGGTCGAGCAGCTTGGCCTTGACGAGCAGCGCCTGCATGTCGTCCCAGTCGAGGCCGCGCGTGTCGATGCCGCGCTTCTCCATCTGCTCCGAGACGGCATAGACCATGAGCTGGTCGCGGTAGAAGGCCTCCATCTCCGGCGTGAGCTTCGGCGCGACCTTCTGCGCCCGCTCGACGAGGAGCCCCCACTCGCGGTCGGTGAACAGCCCCGCGTTCCGCGTTGCGTGGATGGCCTCGTGGCGCAGCACGGCAACGGGGTTCTCGTGCGCGAGCGAGACGGCGAGCAGGTTGTCGCGGCGATCGAAGAAACCGTCGAGCTCGTAGGCGCCGATCTGCAGGCGCGCTTCGACCTGCAGCGCCACGCTCGAGGGCAGCAGACGCTTCGCGAGCGCGGCGAGATCGGCCCTGATCGCGCTCTCGCGCGCGACGAACTCCGGCGCGTAGGCTGTATCGCGAAAGCGCGGGAGCACGCCGGGCAGCGACTGGAAGGCCTCGCGGATGACACGCGCGCCGAGCCGCGAGCCCGCTTCGTCGAAATCGGCATAACCGGCCTCAGCGAGCCGCGCGCGCACATCATCGAGCGGGATCTCGCCGAGCGGACGCGCCGACCATTTGCCGCCGGGCGGGAAGGAGAGGGACACGCGCTCGCCCATGACGGCAAGGCCGACCTGGCCGGAGGCGCTCCGCGCGCGGGGGCCGGTGAATGCCTCGTAGCGGCCCGGCGCCTCCTGCAGGACGACCTCGTAGGCGGTCACGCGCTGGCCGACGTCGCCGGCGACGGCGGGCGACATGGCGTCGTCATTGCGAGCAAGATGATTGGCGACGGCGTCGAGATTGCCGGCGTTGTGTCCGGCCAGGTCATTGCCGGCGCCGACGCGGTAGACGATGAAGGGCTCGCCGGGCCGCGGGAGGCGGCCGGCGGCGATTTCTACTGGTCGGGATCCTTGGCCGGCTTCTCGGCCTTCTTGGCCTTGGCGGCCTTCTGGGCGCGTTCGGCCCAGAGGTCCTCGATCGCCTTCTCCTCGACCTCCCGCATCCAGGGGTCGCTGCCGAACGGTTTCGAGGGATTTTTGGAGGGTTTCATCTAGCGTCTCCCTTCCACCTATAATCTGGGGCCGTTCGCCCGAATTGTCAATTTCTACAATGCGCTCGACCGATGCATCCTGGCGCAGCCTGGCCAGCGTTTTCGGCACCCCTTCGAGCGCACCGTCGATGACCGCGACCGGCACCGCGCGGCCGGAATGCGCCTCCCGCTTGGCGGCGCGGGCGACGAGCTCGTCGCGACCGACCCCGCCGACGGCCACGACTTCCACCGCGTACCCGTCAGCGCGCATGTTGGCGATCATGCGGGCCATGCTCTCGGGGTTGTCGCCGAGCTTCTCGATGACCAGGTTCGCCCCCTCGTCGGCGAGCTCGTTGGTGACCATCTTGGCGAGCAGCGAGCTCTCCTCGTGGACGCCCGGCGCCCCGAGTTCGTCCATCTCGGGCATGATGAACTTCGCGTCATCAGCGCTGACGGTGGCTGCGCCGTAATGCTCGGCAAATGCCTTTCTCGATGTGCTCTTGCCCGATGCCGGCGGGCCGAGAATGATCACCGCGCGACGTTCGTTGCGCAGCGTGCCGCCGGCCTCTTTCGCCGCCACCGTGCGCAGATGCTTGATCGCCGCCTCGTAGCCGACGATCTCCTTGCCGTCGGCGACGAACACGCGCTTGGCCTGGTACGCCGGCGTGCCATAGCCGGGCAGCTGCTCGGTCGAGCGCAGCAGGGGCGCGGGCGGCTTCTCCGCCGCGGCTGCGGCTTCCTCGGCCTTCTTGGCGGCCGTCTCGCGGATGCTCAGCAGCAGGTCGCCCATGGCCTGCTGGCGGTCCTGGAAGCCGCGGAGCTGCTCGAGCTGGCGCTTGGCTCCCTCGCCGAGCGGTTCGGCGAAATCATCACCGGTCAGCCGCGCCTGCGGCCCCGTCTCGGTCAGCGCCCGCAAGCCACCCTCGTCGGAGAGCGCCTGCACCGCGCGCGCGAAATCCTCGGCCGCCCGCGCGATCGGCCGGCCGGCGCTCACGGACTTCGCGGCTTCGGACAAAAGATCGGACACGGGCCCGGAACGCAGCGCCAGCGCCTCGAGATAGGCGAGCGTCGCCTCCGCCATGAGCGCGCGCTCGGCATTGATGTCGCCGGCGAGACGGTTGCCCGCCGCTTCGATGGTGTCGGCCTCGCGCGCCAGCGTCGAGAACAGTCGCTCGTCCTTGCGCAGCTGCTTCAGCGCCGCCTCGAGGATCTTGGCGCGCTCGGCCATGAGCGGGCGCACGCTCGTCAGCTCGCCGAGCAGCGTCATCTGCGTCTCGATGGCCGCCGGCATTTGCACCATGTCGGCGACGAGCATCCGCGCCTGCGTGCGGTTCGGCGGATCAAGGCGGGCGAGCTCGGCCAGGATGCCGGCCTGGCGCATGGGATCGCGCACGGCATCGGCGACGATCGCGCCCCATGCCGGATCCACGACGCCGGCGACGGCCATGGCAAAGGCCTCGTCGGAGAGCCGGGCCAGCGCGCGCGCCTCGCGCATCTTCTGGCTCGACATGGGCACGGAGCTGTCGAGGATGTCCGGCCGCTCGCGCAGGATCTTCGCCGCGTCGAGAATGCTGCCCGTGCCTTCCTGCAGGTTCTTCTTCGCAGCGAGCGCGCGCACGTCGCCGGGCTGCCAGCCATCGGCCTCGCGGAAGACGAAGGCCTGCAGCTCGATGGGCTCGTGCCCACCGGCCTCGAGGCGCTTCGCCAGTGACAGGCGCTGATGGCCATCGGCGATGATCGTCGATCCGTCGGCCCGCTCGTAGACCACGACGCGGCCGGCGGCGATCGGATCCCAGGCCCCGACGCCCTGCAGGCGCGAGGTCGCGCCGGCGGCATCGCCACCGCCTTTGAACTGGAATGTCGCGGCATCGGTCGTGATGTCCCGCGCGCGCACGGCCGCGAGGGCCACGGGCTTGCCCTCGACCTTGAAGCTCTCACCCATGCGCGCCGGCGCCGGCGCATCATCGGCGAGGTTCGGCACCCGCGGCGCGGGCTGGCGAATGGCATCGCCGGCAGGCGGCGCCAGGTCCGGCGCCTCGCCATTGCGCAGGGCCTCTGCAAGTCGAATGAGGTGCTCGGCCTCGTCGATGTCGGCGCGCACGGCCGTGTGTGCCTGGGCCGCTTCGACCTCGAGCTCGCGGACGGCGCCTCGGACGGCCGGATCCTCAGTCGCGAGCGGACGGGCGAGCTCGGCGAGGGCCGCGTCATCGCCATCGGCCGCCCGGCGAATGGGGCTGTCCTCGGGAAGACGGCGGGCAGCGGCCGCCAAGGCCTCGTCAGGGGCCTCAGGAAGTGCAGGAGCGGCCGCGGCGGCTGCAGGCTCCGGCGTGCCGGCGAGCGGCCTGCCGAGCGCCAGGCGGCCACCTGTGCGGCCTGCAGCATCGATCGCGCCGCCGGCCACGGTCGTGAACAGGATGTTGCGGAAGGCATCGAGCACGCCATGCTCGAGGCCGGCCTCCTTGCGCCAGGCCTGCACGGCCGGCTCGAGGGCCGCCTGGCTGGCGCCGGCGACGGCACCCTGGCGCAGCGCATTCCAGATGATGCCGCGGCCGGCAGAGCCCGCCGGGCCGACCAGGTTCGCGGCCGCGTTGAAGGGATCGTAGAACGAGCCCTGCAGGGCGCCGCCGAGGGCCGCCGGGTTCAGCGGCACGCCGAACAGGTTCACCGTCAGAGGCGAGCGCTGGATGGCCTCGCTGAGCCCGCGCTCGGCGCCCTGGGCGCGCTTGTAGGCGAGCTCGCGCGGACTGCCGCCCTTGCGCACGATCTCCGCGATATCCGGGAACTGCTGCGCCAGGCGCTCCTCGGCACGGTCGAAATCGCCCTCGGGGTCGTAGCCAGGCCGCGCGGGGCCGTAGTTCCCCATGCGCTCGACGCGCCGGCGCATGGGGTTCTCGAGATCCTGCCCCGCGTGGCGCTTCCAGAGGCTGATGCGGTCGTCGTAGGCCTCCTCGAGGAGCTTGTCGCGGGCCATGACGTTGTCGGCCTCGCGCTGATTACGCAAGCCGGCATTCCACACATCGAGCCAGCTGACGTCATCACCAAGCGCGCCGCTCTCGTCGCGGAATGTCTGCTTGCCGTAGAGCATCAGCGCACCCCGCCGAGATAGGCACTGGGAACACGCTGGCGGAGCCTCGGCTCAAGCGCGTTGAGGTCGAGAATGAAGGGCCGGCCGGCGCTGTCGAGGATCCAGCGCGGCTCGTCCGAGAGCGGGTCGCCGGTCGCCAGGCGGTAGCGACCGTCGCCGGCAGTCACGAGCTGCGCGCCGCGCACGGTCGCGATCGAGACATCGCGGCCGCGCTCATCCTTGGGCCGATCGCCGTGCGCCGAGATCAGGTCCTCCATGCGGATGGCATCGCGCACGGTGCCGATCATGTCGGTTTTCATGTTGGGCGGCACGATCACGGCCTGGCCGCTCGAGACCGAGCTCGCGCTCGCCGAGAGCTTCGCGCAAGCCCTTCTTCCACACGTCCGCATCGAACTCAGTGAGACCGGCGCGGCGCGCGCGCACCTCGTAGATCGCGTTCGCCAGCGTGATCGCCGCATTCTCGGCTTCGGGCATTCCCGCGAGTGAGCCGCCGAGTGCTGCGTGCGTCGCCTCGCGCACCTTGGCACCCTGCGGCGTCAGGCTCGGCTTGTAATCGGGCTGGCGGCGCAGCGCCAGGCCATCGGCCGCATCACGGGCCGCCGGCACGATGCCGGTCTTGGCGACGAGGCCGCCAAGCATGGCCGCCGCCGGCGAGCCTTCCTTGGCCACCTGCGCGAACAGCAGCGGCGCCCGCTCGCCAAGGGCCGCCGTCGCGACGCCATACAAGGCAAGGCCGGCACTGCCGCCTTCGGCCGCCACCTGCGAGAACTGGCGCACTTCATCGCCCGAGAGATAGAGCCGCTTGTCCTTGGGAATGCGGAGCTCCTCGCCGAGCGCGTCGACGTCGGCAATGCGCTTGCCGAGCGAGGCGACGACCGTCTGGCCATTCGAGAAGTCGATCGGCGCCGGCTTGATCAGGCCCGTGCGCGCGCCCCATTCGACCTGGTCTTTTTCGAGGGCATCGCCCTGGCTCTTGCGGATCTTCCGCAGCATATCGAGCCGGTCCATCTCGAAGGCCGTGGCCGGCTTGGCGTCCGGCGCGCGCAGGCGCGCTTCCTCGCTGCGGATGGCGGCGTCGAGCGCGTCGGGCGGCAGGCGCCGCGCCTCGCCCTGGATGCGCATGAACTCCTCGGCCACCTCGGCGCCGGCGATGACTTGGGGATCCCCGGTCGCGGCCGCGGCCGACTTGATCGCGGCGAACTCCTGCGGCCCCTGTGTGTAGCCATTGTCGAGCCGTTGCTGGAAAAGGCTGATGCGCTCGGCCACCTCCTTGCCGGCGGCCGCCGTCTGCGTGCGCGAGGCCGAGAGATCCGCGCGCAGCTGCCCCGTGACCGCGCGCAGGCCCTTGGCGTCGTACACGCCGCCGAGGCCCGAGCCCTGCTTCCACTCCTCCTCGAGGTCGGCAATGAATTTCTGTTTGGCCGCGAGCGAGGGCTGGGCATCGAAGGCGGCGTGCACGCGTGCCGTCGTGATGTTCTGCTCGGCGCCCCTGACGATCTGCCGGCGCTGGTCGGGCGTGTAGAGCGGCTTGCCGTCGGGTCCCTTGCGCGACGTCACCTCGGCAATGCGCCGGATCTGGTCGGCGGCGATCTGGTCGGCCTGCTGGTCGAGCCCGGCGCGGCCGACGATCTGCTCGGAGGTCTTGAGCAGGTCCTCGAGCTCGGCCGTCGTCGCGGCCTTGTGCTCGGCGGCGATGCGGGCTGCCTGCGCGAGCGCGGCCTGGCGATTGTACGCCTTGCGCTTGCCCTCGACCATGAGCTGCAGGTCGACCTGCACTTCCTGGGGCGCATTGCGGATGTAGCCGCTCGCGGCCTCGCCGATGGCCTGATTGAGCTTGACGGGATCGCCGGCGTGCTTGTCGTAGACGGCCGCCAGGTCCTCGCTGATCGCGAGGCGCGTGCGCGCCATGTACGTCTCGAGGCCGGCCTTGTCATAGGCCTCGCCGCGGATGGTCTGATCGCGCGTCGTGCGGAAATGCGGATCCATGCCGGCGACCTTGCCGGCCTCGGCACCCTCGATCTGCGCGGCGTGGTCGGCGAGGCGCCCAATGCGGTCGCCGATCTTGCCGAACTCGCTCGCGACCTGGCCCATGGTCTGCTCGATGCCCGACGAGGGCAGGTTCGAGCTGATCGCGCCGGGATCGACGTGCGCCTCCTTGACGTCCGTCGCGATGCGGACGAGGCCGCGCTGGCGGTTAGGTGCCATCACCCCCTCCGCTTCAAGTCGAGCCCGTAGTTGCCGGCCTGGCCGACCGCCTTGGCGCCGGCGCCGACAAGATCGAGCGTGGCCGAGCGCTCGTACTGGTCAGCCTTCATGCGGGCCATGAGCGCGCGCTGCACCGCATTCGACTTCTCGATGCCCGTCTCGAACTTGGCCTGGTTGAAAATGTCCTCCTCGAGCGCATCCGCGGATCCCGTGAGCTCGACACCCGAGGCCGCGAACGCCACCCGCGCCGCCCCCGCCTTCATCAGCGCATCGCGCTTGATGCGCAGCGCCTTCTCCTCGCCGGCGAGCTCGGCCTGCGTGCCCTCGAGGCGCGCGAGCTCGGCTTTGGTCTGGCCTTCCTGGTAGCTGCCGACGCCGCCGATCACGGTCGTGAGGATCGAGCCCGCCGTCATCACGCCCTGCAGGATGGAGAGCGCCGTCGAGCCGGCGCCGGCGGCCGCCGCGGTGCCCGTCGCGAGGCCTGCCGTCGCGCCGGCGAGCGCCGTGCCGCCGGTGGCTGCCGTGCCCGCGGCCAGGGTCCCGAAGAGACCGATCACCATCTCCATCACCTACCCCCGATGCACGATTTCAGAGAGCACGGCGCGCGCGGTCAGCGGCGCCGGCACGTTCTGCCCGATGCGCCACGTACAGTTCTCCGTGAAGCCTTCGATGCCCTCGACGCGCACGCGGCCCGTGAACAGGCGATCCATCAGCGGCACGTCGAGCTCGTCGGTGGTCGGCTCCTCGCCCGTCGTCACGCCGGGCAGCGGCCCGCCGTCGAAATGACGCAGCGGCACGTCCACGAGTGGCCCACCATTGGCGCCGAACAGCAGCTGCGCCGTCGAGACGACGGAGATCTCGGCCGCGTAGATGCGCGCCGGCGGCCGGAACGGTTGGCTCTCGGAGAGGCGGTCGCGCATGGGCGGGCTTTCGACATCGACGAAGAAGGGCAAGCCGACCCAGCATTCCGTGACTTCCTGCTCGAGCTCGATCTCGCCGCCCTCGACCACGTGCGGCCCCAGAATGTCGCCATTGCCGAGCGCCCACACGGTTTTGCCCTCGTGGATCTCGAGGCCCGTGATCGTCGTCGTCGCCGGGCCGGAATAGTGGATGGAGGCGTCGGTCAGGCGCCCTGGCGCGCGGCGCTCGAGGTAGATCTCGGCGCCATCGTCATTCTCGCGCTCGACGAGATACCAGGCATCATTGCGGGCATCGACGGCCACGGCGCGGTACATGCCGTCCGTGCGGTGCGGCGAGAGCGCGATCACCTCCTGGGAGCGGTTCAGGGTCAGCAGCGTCATCTCGCCGTTCGCTCGCGGCATGAAGGTCTGCGCCCCCGTCCGCTGGCTGCGCGACTTCCTCGCGGCCATGTCGACGACGTCCTTCATGAGCGGCGGATTGAGCAGCGAGAGCGGCTCGGCGGCGTAGTTCTGGTTGACGTCCTGGTACACGAAATCGCGCAGGACCTGGCCATCGTCGGCGAACGTCTTCTGGTCGTCTTCCTCGGGTGCCTGCACGAAGAGCGTCGCCTCCTCGGCGAAGACCACGGGCACGGTCGGCGCCACGCCATGGCCGGTCGCGCGGATGAAGTTGATCGGCTGCGTCGCGTCGAAGGTCCGATTGTCGCTCCACCATTCGCTCTCGCTCGTGAAGACCTGCAGGTTCTTGCCGATCGCGATCTCGTGGATGATCTCGTCGACGTCGCTTTCGAGCGTGTGCACGATCGCCGTATCCGGGAAGATCGGATCCATCTCGGTGCCCGCTTCGATGTCGAAGTTGAAGGGCGTGTCGACGCGCGAGAAGGCCAGCGTCTTGGGTGCGGCGCGCATCCCGCCGAGAATGAACCGGCCCTGGTGCAGGCGGCCGCAGCGCGGCCAGCCCGTCTCATCGGACCACAGCAAGCCATCCACCTTGACGCCGGCCTGCACGATCGTGGTGGCGGGTTCGACCGGCGGCCGCCGTTCGAGCCGACAAAGGCAATGCGCAGCGTTATCGGGCTGGTGCTCGTCAGTGACACATCGACATTGCTCGCGTCGACTGTCGGCAGGGCCTCGAGCGCGGCCGAGACGAGCGCAGGCAAGTCGCCGGGCGTGCCCGTGTGCGTGATCGGCGCCGTGATGAGATCGCCGAGAAAGAGCACGAACTGGTCGCTCGCGGCGAGGTCGGGGAGCGCCAGGGACTGGATCTCGTCCTCGGCGCCGGCGAAGGCCGTGACGCGCGAGAGCGCCGGCACGTCTGTCCACGTAGGATAGGCGCGATCCCACTCATCAGCGCCGGCCTGGCGCATGATCTGCGGCGGCGTCACGTCCTCGTGGAACAGGAACAGGCTGTCGTCCGACTTATACCAGGCCATCTCGTCGAGCTCGGAGCCCGCGTGCGGAATTGGGATCGAGGCGAGGTACACGCCGCGATCGAACACATCGATATTCCGGTCGGTGCATACGAGCTGATAGACCTCTTTCGACGAGTAGTTGAAGGGCAGAACCGCGTACTGGCCCGTGAGCCGCGCCTGCTCGCGCCAGAAGCGGATTTCATTGATGGTGATGGCGCCGAGGCCGACACCGCCGTACACGACCAGGCGGAACACCTGCGCCGTGATGGCGCTCCCCGGTGCCGCACCGAAACGGCGCGTGCGCACGGCCTGGCGGATGTTGAAGCGTGGCGGCAGGCTCGCATCCTCGGCGCCGCCCGCCGCCACCCAGCTCGGCTCGCGCACGAGAAGCCGATCACATCGACGAAGCAGACCGGCACCGCCGTCTGCAGGTTCACCTCGATGAGCACGAAGGGCGAAGCACCGACCGAGCTGGTCGTGAACACGCCCGAGGACTGGTCGATCAGGTTCGCCTTCGTGCCGCCATTCGAGGCCGTCATCCAGGCCGCGTCGATGGCGATCGGCTCAATGCGCCGGCGGATGCGCGTCGTGCGCGCGAGATCGCTGCCGGCGCGGCGCGTGAAGCCGCCCTGCGGCAGGAATTCCACCTCGTAGCCGCGCTGCAGGCTCGCGTAGTAGTGCGCGAGATCCGGCCGCTCGCGCAGCAGGATGTCGAGCACGCCCTTGGTCAGCGCGTTTGTGAGCTTCGCTTTACGCATTGCGCAACCACGGGATCGAGGTGATGCCGTGCCGGGCCATGATCAGCGGGTTGTTCATCGAGGCCTGGCTCAGCACCTGCGATGGCTTGCCGCTGTCGTTGAGGTTCTTGGCCGCGCCGAGCAGGCCGAGATCGCCCGGCGTGCGCTCGTCGCCGACGACCTCGCGCTGCAGCTTCGTGCTGAGCTGGGCATCCTCGCGCACCGAGAGCGCATACTGCGCCGAGCAGGCCTTGACGATCACCTGGTACACCATCGACGACCACCACTGCGGGTCGATCGACGACGTGAAGGTGAGCCACACCTGCTCAGCATTCGTCGCGAGCACGGGCGTGCGTACGCCGCCGTCGATGATGACGATGAGCTCCCAGTCGAGGAACTCCTGGCGGCATTCGCTCTGATTGTAGGCCGCGCGCGGCGCGCCGATCATCTCGACCGGGCGGGCATAGGCGTACTGCCACGCGATGTCCGGCACGAGCGTGAGGCGCGTCAGGCGCCGCGTCGGCGTCGAGAACGTCCAGGGATGGCCGGCGAGGATCGCGTTCTTGATCGTCTCGTATTCTTTGATGCGGCTGTCGGCGCCGGGCGCCGTCTCGGACTGCAGCGGCAGGCAGCCGATGGAGACGAGGGCTTCGTCGATGATGGCGAGGCGCGTGGACATCAGGCCCTCTCAGTTTCTGGCCGGGCACGGGGAAGAGGGCAAACCCGAGCCCGGCCAGGCAGACGCGACGGTTCAGCTCGTCGCGCCTGGTCCGGGTTATTTCTTCGCGCCGTTCTTGGCCGCAGCCGCGGCCTGGGCCGCGGCGAGCTGCTTCTCGATATCTTCGATCTTCGCCACGGACGAGGCGATAAGCTCGTCCGCGACGGCGAGCTTCTGCAGGAGCTCGTCGCGCTCCATGGTGAGGGCGTGGATCGCTGCGTCGGCCGTCGCCGCGTTCACGGCTGCGGCGGCTACCTTCTCGCGTTCGGCCGCGAGCTGCCGCTCGAGCACGGCGAATGTGTGCCCAGGCACGTCCGGCAACGGCGCACCGCCTTGCGGCGCAGCCGGCGCCGCCTCCGGCGCGAGCACGAGGCTCGGGCCGGCGAGGCCGGGGGCGTCATACACGTAAACGTCCGTCCGGCCCTTCGGGTCGACGAAGTTGCCGCCGACGAAGCACTGCCCCGTCACGCGGTAGCGAACTTTCTCTTCCTTCTCGGCCACGACCGGCCCTCCTTCAAAAGACGCCTACAAAGGCGAGCGATCAGATGCCGTCGGGGAAGGCTTTCCACGAGGCCGGCTCCTGGCCCGTCAGGAAGGCGTCGACGGTCGCCGTCGGCGAGGTGCCGGTCATGGTGTAGCCGAGCTCCATGAAGCGCTTGTTCGTCCACGGCACCGGGATCACGATGCGCGCGCCAGTCGCAAATGCGGCCGCGCCGAGCGCCGGCATGGTCAGCAACGTCTCGACGGTGCCGAAGCCGGTCACCGTATCGGTGCGCAGCGAGATCGCGATGGTCGGCGTATCCGTGCCGCCGAGGCCAACCTTGGCGATGATCACCCACCAGAGTGGGTGGCCCGGGCCGATGAAGGCCGTGTGGCCGAGATCGATGTGGCTCGTCGAGCGCACGAGCGACGTGCCGGTGAGAGCCTGGTTGCTCGAAACCTGCAACATGCTGTCGATGATCATGAAAGGCTCCTGCCTTTGGGACTGCGAGAGAACGACGAGCGCCGCGCCGACCAGCGGTTAGCTGTTCGGCACCGTCGCTTCGGTGTTGAGGATCGCGTCGACGCGGCGCACGGGCACTTCGTCGACGTGCAGGACCTTCCGGCCGGCCACGTCGCCCATGGCGATCTGCACGTTCTTCGCGTTCTTCTGCTGCTTGCGCAGGAACTGGCGGATCTTGCGGTTGCAGTACCAGACGGGCCGACCGGCGCTGAGGTTGGGCACCGTCTCTAGCGCGTCAGACATGAGATCGAAGAGGTCGGCGCCGGAGGCGGCATCCTTGGTAAGCGCGGTCACGTCGATGTTGGCGATGCGCACGATGTAGCGCCAGTCGCGGACGGTGAAGCCAGCATCCCACTTGAAGTGCGAGCGGTACGCTTCCATGCGGCCGCCGCCATTGGGCGCGCTTTCGAGCGTGACTTGGCCCTTGTCCTCGTGCTGCAGGCCGGCCTGAGATCCCTTCGGGAAGATGCCGTGCACCGTGTCCGGGCCCCAGACGATCAGCCAGATCGAAGTGTTCGTCGATCCTGAACCGCCACCATGCAGCACGTTATCTGCCGAAGCAGAGACCGCAGCGCTTCGCGTATTGAAGCGCGGGGCCAGGCCCGTGAACTTCTCCGGCGTCGTGCTCTCGTTGCCGTAGATAATCGTGCGCTGGATTTCCTGGTTGATGCCCTCCATGTGAGGCTTTTCCTCGGAGAGGCGCCAGGCCGCCGTATTGCCGTTGAGATCGGCGAGCGCCTTGTCGACTTCCGGGTAGGCCTCGAGCATACCCGTGTTGTCGGTGACCTGCGTGGTGGTCGAGCGCTGCGGCTGCACGCCGCCATACATCTTGCGCCAGGTCGGCTCGGGAATGCCGGTGCGGATGGTCGACTTGTGACCCGTCGGCAGGTTGCCCTCGACCCAGGGAATGTCGAGCAGCATTTCATTGGTCTGGTTCAACATCTCGACGATGTTGGCGACCTTGCCGTCGGGATCGAGCCGCTTGGCCCAATCGGCGAGCGTCGAATAGTTGCTGGGCAAAACAGACATCGTCCACCTCCTGAGAGGGAGCCCGCCACCGTGGCGGGCTCGCCGGTCATCTCGTCAGATGCGGCAGACGTTACGGCCGCCCCGGGGGGCGTTAACCGTGGCGCTCAGACCTTGTGGTTGGACTTCGGGTAGAACGCAGCGAGGGCCTTCTCGTGCTCGGTCTGCGCTCGACCGCCACCATTGAGCGGGTTGCTGTTCTCGATCGTGATCCCGCCCTTGCTGGCCATGGCGATGAACTTCTCGACCAGCGTCGTGCCGGCCGCGATCGTCATGCCCGCCGCGAGCACCGCCGCTTCGTCCTGCGAGAGGTGCTTGTTCGTCACCATGCCCTTGATCCAGGCCTCGGCGGCATTCATTCGCTGCGCCGCCGCGGCCTGGCGACGCGCGGGATTGCCCTCTTTGGGCTCGAGCTTCGCGACCTCGGCCTCCATGTCGATCGCCGGCTCGAGAATGCCTTCCTTCGCGAGCTCGGCGTAGAGCTCGCCGATCATGCCCGACAACTGCGCGTTATCGAGGCCGTGCTTGTGCGCGATCTTCGCCGCCACGAGGTACGCTGGATCCTTGTCGAGGTTCGGGAAGGCCTTCGCCACCTCGGGCGCAAACTCGGGCTTGTAGTCCTCCGGTTTCGCCGGCGCCTGGCGGATGCCCTTCGCGAGCGCGTCGATCGTCTCCTTGTCGGTCTTGCCCTTGAAGCTGTCCGGGATGCCCTCGGGATAGTACGGCTGCGGGCCAGCGCCTTTATCGCCGCCGCCCTTGTCGCCATCGCCGCCGCCGGCGCCCTTGTCGATCAGGCCGCGCAGACCTTTGTCGCCGCCGCCTTTGCCATCGTCGCCGGCGCTGCCCTTGTCGCCAGCGCCCGCGCCAGCACCCTTGTCGCCGGCGCCAGCGCCTGCGCCCTTATCACCGCCGCCGTCACCGCCGCCGGCGCCAGCGCCAGCACCGCCGTCAGCGTTGAACAACCGCCCTTCCAGCATCAGTTTCCAGATGAACATTACGTGCCCTCTTTGATCGTCGGCGGAGCGCCGCGCGCCATGGCCTCCGCGTTCAGCAACATTGCAATCACACTGTTCTGGCCCTCGCGGCGCGCGGCATAGAGGGCCTGTTCTTCGAGCGTCGCGCGCTCATCCGGCAGGCGGATCTGGTTGGCGAGGAGGACCTGGCGGACAAGCATGTCGAGCACCTGTCGGCCGGCCTCGGTCGCGAAAGTCTGGGCGACGAGGTTCGCTGATTTCATCACCTCGTCGCGCTGGCGCTCGAGCTGCGTCTGGAAGCTCTGCCGGATCAGCGGCGCCGAGAACTTGTCCCAGCCTTCGGCATTCATGCCATCGAGCGCGCGCGCGATCGGGTCGGCGGTAGCGATCATGGGGTAGCTCCATTCACGTAGGGCGCAGAAGGTTGCGGCGTCGGCATCTTCGGCATCGACGCCTGCTCCTGCTGCTGCGCGACCATGCGCGCCATCAGCTCGAGTAACTGCTTCTGTTCGGTCTCGGTCGGGAGGTACTGCTCCTCGACGCCCATCCAGCGCCCCATCTGCGGCAGCAGCTTCTCGACCTTGGCCGCGAGCATCGCCGCTTGCGGTCCAAACAGCATCATCACGATCTGCAGGTAGCTCACGACCTGCTCGACGCGATCGGCGCGAAGCGCCGTCATGGCCGGGCTGCGCACCGTCACCTTGGTCAGCAGATTATCGATGCGGATGTTCGAGCTCCGCCCGCCGAGCGCGGCGGCGAGAAGCCCGCCGTCCTCGAGAATGTCGATCGCGCGTGCCGAAGCCGCACCGATGAGCTCGGTGCCGAGGCGCACGTTGGCGCCACCCCAGCGACGCGAGTAGCGCCGCATCCAACCAGCCGCCTCCGTTGCCGAGCGCACGGCCTTCTCGGCGTCGGGCAGCTCATCGTTCATGGTCACGCGGCGGATCTGCTCGCGCTCCTCCTGCTGCACGATCGAGGACACGTCGAAGTCCGCCGGGATCGGCAGACGCTGAATGGTCGGCCCCAAAGGTCCGCCGTTGTAAGCCACGTTCCAGAAGGCCAGCGGCTGGAAGACGGCCGTCTGCGGGTTGAAGACGTTGTCCGAGCGCCGCGTGAAGATGCCCATGATGGCGAACGCGGCCGCGGTCAGCGCGAGCTCGCGTGCCTTGTTGGCCGTCTTCACGAACGGGAGCGCCAGGTGGCCGAAGCCGCGGCCGAAGGTTTCGCCGGGCATGACGAACATGCGCGGCGTGATCCACGGCTTGACGCGGAAGCCATCCTCGGCGAGCAATCCATCGCTGTCGTCCAGCGCCGACGATACGTGGTGCACCCACATGCGCGCAGCAGGGTCGAAGAACGTGTACTGCGTCACCTCGACGGGCCCGTGCGGGTCATCTTTGATGCGCCGGTTGAGCGTGTCGGAGATCTTCGCCCCCGGCCACATGACGGGGATGTCGCTCGCATCCCAGTTGCGCTTCCAGACGTGATGCCAGATCTCGCCGTAGGGACCGTTTCTCAGGCCCAGCTCGCTCGTCGGCACCGAGAGTGAGCGGAGCGGCTGGTAGGCGTCGCCCTTGAGCATGAGCATGTTGCCGGTGCCGGCGAAGAGATCGAAGCCCGTTTCATTGAGCTGCGTCGACATGACAGGGCCGACGACGTCGTTGACGACGTTCGACACCTTCTGCAGGTCCTCGGCGAGCTGCTTCTTCGCATCGCCCTCCGGCACCAGTGGCCCGGGCTCGAGCGCCATGAAGGGTTGCCCGTGTGGCATCCAGTCGGCCTGCACCTGGCCGGCAAAGTTGATCGCGCCCTCCATGCCGCTCGCATCGAACAGCACGTCTGTGATGGGCTGCCCCTCGCTGCGGCCGCCGCTCTGCGGCGCGCGCTCGGTTGTCGGCATCCGCCAGGGCATGAAGTAGCGGTAGATCTCGTTGAGCTCGGCGCGGTAGCGGCTGCTGTCCTGCCAGATCTTCTCGGCCGATCGCTTCTTGAGCTTGATCGCGTCGCTCATGTTCTGGCTCCGGCGCTCGCGCCGGCGCGCAGTCGCGCGCTCAGGACGCCCACTTCATGAGCGGCCGACTGGCCGCCGGCCGATAGGCCGCGATGAATACAAGCCCTCATGCGTTCGCTATCGAGCTGTCGTAGAACGAGCTGCCGCCTTCGCCGCGCCGGCGGCGCTTCTGCTCCTCGGTCTCGGCCTCGCCGCCGAGCGTCGTCGTGGTGTCGGGGTCCTTGTCGAGGAAGGCGAGCAGGCCGCGGCGCGACGAGCGGAGCTTGCTGCGCCCCTCCTCGGCGCGGTCGAGCCGCGCACGCTCGGCTTCGAGCTGGGCCTTCTGCTCCTCCTGCTGCTTCTTCAGCGCGCGGGTTTCGCTTTTGCCGCCGCCGAACATGCCTTCGACCATGTTGCCCATCACATCCTCCAGACCGGCCCGCCGTCGACAGGCGCAAAGCCGAGGGCCCGCGCCATGCGCCCCCCGGCTTGCGTCCGCACAACTGCCACGATCGGCCCGGCTTCCCGCGCTGCCCGGAGGGCGGCTCGGGCTCGCCCCGCAACGCCGGCGACGTGCGCTCGAAAGGCGGGCACGCAAATGAGCCAAGCCTGGCCCGGGCGCCCGTCGTCGAAGCGGTACACGCCGCCGATCGCGAGCGGCGGCTCCTCGGGCGTGCGACGCACGACCCAGGCGGTGCCGCAGGCCACTTCCGCGATGAGGTGACGGTACAGCCGGCGCGGCACCGTTAACCGTGGCGCCAAGGCACCCAGAAGGAAGGCCTGCAGGTCGGCGAGGGTGGC